ATTGACGGATTGAAAAACATAGATACTAAAAACGACTTTCAACCAACCTTTACGTTAATCAAGGAAAAAGCGGACTATGTCAAACAAATGCGCGAGATTATAATGCAATTCGATAAATCCAATGTGATTTTAGCAACAGACGATGATCGTGAGGGTGAAGCCATTGCGTGGCATATATGCCAGGTTTTCGGACTTCCAGAGTCTTCTACGCAACGCATTGTCTTCAATGAAATCACCAAACCCGTAATACAATACGCCGTGTTGAATCCAGGTCGGATAAATATGAATTTAGTATATGCCCAGCATGCACGTCAAATATTGGATATTATCGTGGGATTCAAGGTTTCGCCACTTCTATGGAAAAAAATCTATCACTCCAAGTCGAATTCTTTGTCTGCAGGGCGATGCCAAACGCCCGCGTTAAGACTCGTCTACGATAACGCAAAAGAACTCGAAGCGTCGGCACTTGAATATCGATACAAAACCACAGGTTGGTTTACCGGTTCCGCTTTTGATTTAAATCATGAATTCGAAACGGCTGAGTCTACGCAAGAATTCCTAGAACGATCAAAGACCCACATGCACATGCTAACAATAGACGAACCCAGGTCAAAACGTGCCGGTCCCCCTAAACCATTTAATACATCGAGACTACTACAAGTAGCATCTAGTGTCCTGAAATGCTCTCCGAAACAAACCATGCAACTCTGTCAGAATTTATATCAAAACGGGCACATCACATATATGCGCACTGACAGCGCAAAATACTCCGGCGTTTTTTTAGAACAACTCGATAAGTTCGTAACGTCCGAGTTTGGTGATAAATCTTATTTGGGGAATCTTGAATCAATCAAGCAAACGGATGCGACAAATCCCCATGAAGCAATTCGCGTGACAGACCTTACATTGAGGGAATTGCCAGAAGGATCGAAAGAAGCAGCGATGTATTACCTTATATGGCGAAACACTGTCGAAAGTTGCATGGCGGATGCTATATATAATAGCCATTTGGCGAAAATATCGGCACCCAATCGATTATTTTATCAAACAGTCTTGGATATTCCCGTGTTTTTAGGATGGCGAAAGTTATCCGATAAACCGAATGCGGAGAATAATCCAAATTCGACCCTATTGTTCCTGAGGACTTTTGCCGGAAAGCCCGTCGAATACGCATATGTAGAGAGCAATGTGGTGGTTCGAAATAAGCACTCACATTATACGGAAGCTAGTCTCATTCAGAAGCTAGAAGATTTAGGAATAGGACGCCCGTCTACATTTGCGAATTTGGTAGATACTATCCAAGATCGCGGTTACGTAAAATGCTGCGATGTAAAAGGCGTTTCACGCAAATGCGATAATTTCAAGCTGAGATCGAAACCATCAATCTTGGAATCTATTCAGATAGAAAAGGTATTTGGACAAGAGAAAAAAAAACTCGTCATCCAACCGCTGGGAACTCTATGTGTGGAATTTCTTATCAAATATTTCCAAGATTTGTTCGATTACAGTTATACGAAAAACATGGAATTAGATTTGGACAAAATAGCGCACCTTGATAAGTCCGCAGAGTCGGAATGGCATCAGTTATGTGCCAGATGTTATTTAGATATAAAGCGTCTGGCGGGTGAATGTGAAAAAGAAAAGGAGGTTTATAAAATCGACGAAGCGCATGAGTTGGTGTTCCAACAATACGGTCCGGTGATTCGATCCAGGACCGAGGATAAGCGCAGTTATCAATATTTTTCGTTAAAACCAGACATTACGGTCGATTTGGAAAGAGCCAAGACCGGAGGTTACAAACTCGCCGATCTTATTGCAATATCGAACGAAAATCTAGGTTCGCACGAGGGTTCTCACGTAACACTTCGCCTTGGAAAATTCGGTCCTTATGTAGAATGGAATGACCAAAAAATTAGCATTCGAACTGTAGATAAATCCTTGGATCTCATCGTCTTGGAAGACGTGGTACATTTATTAGAACCCAAGACGATTCTAAGACATGTGAAACCAAGGGGTCACATAAGAGATCTAACCGAAGACATGAGCGTAAGAACGGGGAAGTTCGGACCTTATGTTTATTACAAAACGCCGAAAATGAAGAACCCAGAATTTTTCAATTTGAAAAAATTCAAAGAATCGCCCGAGACATGTCCCGCCGAATTTCTAGTCGCATGGATAGAGGCGATGTATTTATCCAGCGACACTAAACCCAAGAAAAAATAAGAGAATATAGTAGACATGGATAGTTATCCCGTTATTAAATACATATTTTTATTTATTTTTTATATTTTCACATTCGTTTGCATGTTCTCTGGCGATTTAGAAATGACCGGATTCGTTTCCGCTTTTGTTGTTCAGAGCATATACACAGTTGTGCTGTGTTTTGATATATTCACAGATCAAAATAAGAATAACAAATTATTAACGTTCCCTTCCGTTGCGAAGAAATATCTGGGAAGGGAAATATCGATTCCATTATACTGGTTCTTCATGCCTCTTATCATAATACAATATCGTCAGATGTTAGACGCGGTATTAATATTACAACAATCACACAAACGCTGGGGGGAACTGAGAATATCGAGAGATAATCGCATTCGTTTAGATCAGTTCAAGGGTATTTTTGTTGCAAATATCGTTCTCTTGTTCTTATTGACCGTCATATATATGTATTTCGATCGATTATCAAATTCAGATCCGATAAAGCTATTATTTGTATTATGTTTTTTCACCGGAATTGGATTGACCGTTTCCAATAATATAAATATATCAACTATTTCTTATCATGTGCAAAATACAACAGACGGATAAAACTTCTTGGCGAAATGCGTATAAATATATATATGTAAATATACCTATACAATAAGATAATGAAATATTACGAGACCCATTATGAGGAATACACAACGTCTGTCGAACAATATAACGCTCATCCAGAATTGAAGGATTTGCATAAACACACACCCAGTAGACTTTTGAATTTCGGGAATCTGATAGTATACGGTCCGTCAGGATCAGGGAAATACGCACAGATACTTAGGCTCATCAAAAAATATAGCCCGAGTGAGCTAAAATATGAGAAGAAAATGACGCTACAAACGGAAAAACAATGTTATATTTATAGAATAAGCGACATTCATTATGAAATTGATATGGCTTTATTGGGTTGCAATTCTAAGATCATATGGCACGAGGTTTTTTCTCAAATTGTCGATATTATTTCGATTAAAAACGAAAAGGGCGGAATTGTTGTATGCAAAAATTTTCACAGCATACATACCGAACTATTGGAAATATTCTATAGTTACATGCAGCAATACAATCATCCGCATTTGAATATACAGGTAAAATTTATACTAATAACCGAACATATTAGTTTTATTCCGAATAGCATTATCAATAATTGTCATATCATTTCAGTCGAAAAACCGACAATCGATAAATTTGTTGAAATGGCGTTAAATAAGCGAACTCCGTCTTATAATTCTAGAAATATCCAGGAAAAGGAGTCGAATAAGAATGCACAGTCGTATTACGATAGAATTTCGAATTTGAAATCTCGAAGACTATGCGATCCCGAATCGGTGAAATCCGCCTTGGGAAACGTTGACGTAATGGGGATATTAAACATCAAAGAGTTGCAATCATTTCCTCTCATCAAGGACGAAGATTTTCCGTGTGATGTTTTCAATAAGATTTGCGATGCTGTTATAGAAAATATAATGAACCCGTCTTCCATGCAGATTGCAAATTTTCGCGATACGCTGTATGATATTTTAGTTTACAACTTAGACGCGACCGAATGCCTTTGGTATATAGTATCCTATTTTATAAAAGCGGGGTCTATTTCCAAACGCGACGCCTCGGATATATTGAAAAAGACGCATTCGTTTTTGAAACACTATAACAATAATTATCGTCCCATTTATCACTTAGAGAGTATTTTCTTTTATATATTAAATAAGATACACCATTATGAACTATAAAAGCGCATGCGAAAATCTCGGATTATCAAACGACGAATCTTGGAATATGGATGATTTGAAGCGCCAATATCGCAGGAAAGCATTGACATATCACCCGGACAAAAATCGTGGACATGATGCCGCTGGACAGTTTCGTGTAATACAAGAATCCTATGATTTTTTATTGGTGGAAACGGGATATAAAGATGATGATAAAGATGATGAGATGGATTTAAGTGAAGATGAACCCGCCGTTTTTAGCAATACATCATCGACGCCGGGTTATCAGAATATACTATTTTCGTTTTTGACGCCTATTTTGAAATCCGAGGTATTCCAAGAGATAAAATCGCGCGTTTTTTATACGATTGTAGAAAAGATCACATCAAAATGCGAACCCAAAGCACTGGAACTCTTGGAAAAACTAGACAAGAAAATGCTGACAAAAATATCCGATGTCTTGAATCAATATCGCGACGTGTTTCATTTGAGTGATGACTTCCTGATAAGGGTCGACGAATTGTTCGCGAAAAAGACACAACATGACGAGTGTATAATTTTGAACCCTTTCTTGGAAGATTTATTTGAAGATAATTTATATCGGTTATCCGAGGGAGGGAAAACCTATTTAGTGCCACTTTGGCACAATGAATTGATTTATGACAAGGCTGGCGGTGGCGATCTGTATGTGCAATGTAATCCCATGTTACCGGATAACGTAGAGATTGATGATAAAAATAATGTCCACGTAAAAATAAACGCCACTGTGGACGAATTATGGGCGAAAGATGAGATCGAGATTTTTTTAGGGAATCGGAGGTTCGCAGTTCCAAGAAAACAGTTGAAAATGACGTCGTCGCAAGTGGTTGTTTTAGCAAATGTCGGGATATCGAAGATCAATACTGATGACGTTTATAATGTTACAAAACGCGCGGATGTATACGTCCATTTGGAAATTGCATAAACCGAGGCTAATCATATAAAAAATATATCTATTTATACGATTACAAATTATAAACCCTATTCTACGTAACTAATTGTTTAAGCCACCACCTTCTTCTTCACTACCTTCTTCTTGGCGGGCTCCACGGAGGCGGATGCGAGAACCACGGGCTCCTCCACAGGAGGAGTATCTACAACAGGAGCTGCCTTCTTGACAACCTTCTTCACCGGAGCGGAAGCGACGGGGGCGTCGGCAACTGGCGCGGACTCTTGCTCGCCCTCCTCATCAGAATCTTCGGCAGCAGTATCAATAATGGGAGCGGACACAAGTTGCTCAAGCTCCTCTCCCTCCTCGAGATCCTCATCGGGAATCTTCTGGTTATCGATCGTATCGCGATCCTCAGACGAGAGCTGGATGTGGCACTTACCATAAACGCTGACGACCTCGCGAGGCTTGACAACGCTCTGGATGAGCTTCCAGGTAAGACCCCATCCCTTTCCACCAATCCAGATGCCACCGCACTGGAGGACACATGCAACCTGGCTGAGCTTGGGAACAAAGTCGACGGGAGTCAGATTCTGATTATCGCAAGGGAAGATCAGATTCTCCTTGGTGTCATAGAGCTCGACATTCCACTTACCATCGTAGAATGGAACCTTGGCACGAATAGAAGGTGGCTTCGAAAGATCAATCTTCTTGGTATCCTTGTTCTTGGAATACTTGAGGAAGGGGAAGAAGGTATGCTTGCAAACCTCACGCGACATCTCCTCGCCCCACCAGAGCTCGGAGTTGGTGACGGCTGCGTCGAGAATATAGTTCTCAAAGTCCTTGAGTTGCTGAAGGAACTTGTCGGTGGCGGGCTTCTTGTACTCATCATTGGGGAAGTTAAGTGAGATGCTGAATTTCCCATCAGACTCTCCGTTATCACCGATGAAATCAGCGATACCCCATGTCATCATCATGGGGGTGGAGATATGAAGGGAACGATTGGTCTGTTTGCTGATAATACTGATCGACTTCCCGCCACGCTCATTCACCTTGGGAGGCATGAACTTGACGGAGGAAGGGGACCAGTCAGCAGAGGAAAGGACAACGGGCTTAGCGGCGGAAGACATTCTTCTAAAACGAGGGTTTCAGTTTGCTTATCTGAACGACATTAAAATCCGATTCAATTTTATTTGGAATTAAAGAATTGTTAAAATCGCGTGTTTTAACGATAATATTTTTATACTAAAACCGCGTATTCGCAATGTTGATCACCATATCGATGAAAATAAATGATATGAATCTTATCGCAGCCTTGGAAATGGGAGTACCAAACATCATAATATCCATCGTGCCAGTCTCCTTCGACCGCCTTTTCCAAGATCTCTATGGTATAAATCTCGGGTTCTACTAAACCGTTTGCTATTTTTCTAATCCGATCCCCCACCTTAAATGCACAAGACATATTACAATAATGATATAACGTAAATACATATAAATAATTTTATGCATATAATATAAACTATGTTTTCCAAGCCTATGCGTATATTAGAAGATGATATTATCGAAAACAGAGTTGTGCAACCGCGGCAAAAAAAGCCGACAAGAAAAGAAAAGGATAGGGCGATTCTAGAGAAATGCAAGCAATCTGAGCTAAAAGAGGTTCTACGGAATTATAAATCGGAGGTCATGTTTCGTCAAAACAATAATCGCGGATACAAACAATACAACGCGAAAGAGATACGTAAGATCAAATTGTTATATGATTTCGCGATTTCTGGGAGTAAACAAGTATTAATGGAGCGCGTGTCTCGTCTTTATATCATGGAGGAAAATAGTTTGTTAATACAAAAATGCTTCCGCGGGTATATTATTAGAGAATCATTTCGATTACGCGGTCCTGCGTTAAAAAAACGAGAGATCTGCGTGAATGATAGCGATTTTTATACACTAGAGCCGATTAATAATATACAAGCCAACGATTTTTTTAGCTACGAAGGTGATAAAAAATTTGTCTACGGGTTTGATTTTGATTCCATTACGACGTTGTTCAAAAACAAACAAAGGACAAACGGAATTATGAATCCCTATAATCGCGAATCGATGGATTATATGCGCATTACTATAGAAAAGCTAACACGCCTGAGCAGATTAATTAATAACACGAATTCAACTACACATCACATACAAGAAGAACACCACCCCGTTTCACAAAGAATGGTTTATAGCGTTACCGATTTATCTGGAAATGTCTTGCGTAACCAAAACGCCGCAATTGATGAAACATACGACGCGGCAGAAATGATAGAGAAGTTGAGAACGATTCGGGGTTTACCCATTCAACGAAGAATAGAGAATTTATTTGTCGAAATAGACTCCCTTGGAAATTATGCACAATCGTCGTGGTTCTCAAGATTAGATCGCCGCGACTGTATCCGTTATTTCCGAAGTTTGTATGATATTTGGTATTACCGGGCGCAGATACCATTCGACGTTAAAAGAAAAATATGCCCAATTAGTGATCCATTTATCACCATTTTGAATCAAAGAATAAGATATAATGACGTTAGTGAAGAAGTAATCCGAGAGCTATGTTTATGTGTTATGGAGGATATGATATACACCGGAATAGACAATGGATTTCGTACACTTGGGGCGTTTCACCTTTTGTGTGGGTTAACATTGGTGTCATCGGATGCCAGAACCGCCATGCCCTGGTTGTATGATTCGGTTGTTTATTAACATATTTAACGAAAAGTCAAACATGTTAACATGATTATTGCAGCGTTGTTCTTTAGGCATTTCCGAAATTGCCGCGTTTGTTATTCTAAAAATAAATGTGATTTTGATAGACGCGAATCGCCGCTCGATGTATCAAGTCAACCTTGATACATAAATATATTTATGTATCAAACAATATAAAAAAAGACCACCATATACTGTATAGATCAGAAATGGTTCGTGCGTCTAAGACTGTTGTTGCTGCTTCTTCCACCCCTGTCCCCGTTACCGCTCCCGTTAAGGAGGCTGTCCCCAAGAAGACCGCCTCCAAGAAGGCTGTCAAGTCCGCCGTGGTCGACGAGCCCGTTGCCTCTGTCGAGTCGGCTCCTCTTGCCAACGAGGTTGTAGCCACCGAGACTGTCGAGCTTTCGATTGTGACCAAGATGAACGAGTTCAGCGCCAAGTTCCAGCAGGTTCTCAGCCTTCTTTCTACGCTCAAGTCTGATTACAAGACTCTCGAGAAGTCGGTCGCCCGCGAGATCAAGACCGCTCAGAAGACCACTCAGAAGAAGCGCTCCGGTAATCGCCAGCCCTCAGGCTTCGTCAAGCCCACTCGCATTAGCGATGAACTCGCTTCTTTCCTCGGAAAGCCCTCTGGCACCGAGCTTGCGCGCACCGCCGTGAGCAAGGAGATCAATGCTTACATCCGCGCCAACAACCTCCAGGATAAGGATAACGGCAGAAAGATCATTCCCGATGCCAAGCTTACCGCTCTCCTCAAGATCCAGGCGTCTGATGAGCTCACTTATTTCAACCTCCAGCGTTTCATGAAGCACCACTTCGTAAAGGCTGAAGTTGCCGCCGTCGTCGCTGCTTCGATTTAAACCGATAAATCTTCATCTGTATAAACCCGCCGCTCCCAAAAAATAGAAAAATCCACAACTCAAAAACCAACGAAAAAACAAATAAAACATAAAATCCCGTTTTATGTTTTATTCAGATCTACTAGTCCAATATTTTATGTATTCACTTCGTTCATGAGGAGTATTATAATTCAAAAACGCCTTGTCGGTTTTTAACTTTTCCAAATAATCGAGGGGGACCTTGTACTCTGTCTTGAATTTCTCATATTTATCTTTATAGGATTTATCCTTAGAAAGATTATCACTATTGAGAATAAGTGACTTTCCCACGATCCCTGATAAAATAGTCGTCCATTTATCGATATTTTGAAACCGGATTTTAATAAAATTAATGTTTTTGTATTTCATTATACCATACATCTTTTTGAAATCAAAGGTTAGAGGGGATTCTATTCCAAGATATTCCACCATTTCATCTAATGGGTGGTAGTCCTCGTTATTTTGCGCAGGATCCACATTGTTTATATATTGATAATTAAAGCATGTAGTCAATTCTTGAGTAGTTTTGGAACCATAATCTGGAATATCTATTGTCATGTTCTGGAAAAAAGAGGACATTTTCCGTTCAATCGGAAGGCGATACGAATCGATGATATAGATGTTTTTGTGCCACCCGGAATTTTGGTTTATTAGTTCATGGACGTTTCCACAGCCAATGTAATTTTTAATAAATTCTTCGTTGCTATGCGAGTGTATGCATCTAATATTCTTCTTATGAAAAGTATTGCGCAATGTAACGCCGCCGCATTTTCCTCCGCAATAAATAAACGTATTTATGTCTCGCAATTGTGATCTTTTATACATGCGTCTTTCATAGAACCCATATAGATCATAATTTTCTTTTGCCATATATTCGTCTTTTATAACCAGATTTACATCGCTATTTAAATCAAGATATTCGTGCCAATTGAAATCATAGGGAATATTTTTATATAGGAGGGTGGATTCTAGAATAGAGATCTTTTTTTCCACACTGACTAACAATTTGTACAAATTTGAACGAACATTGCTCAATTGGTGTTGATTTAAATCGGAATTGCATTTTATGTAACGATCCACAATTTCAGATAACATAATATATAAATTGAGGGGGAAAAATAAAATAACAGGATTTTTGAGTCCTATGCAAATACAAACCCATCTAATTTTAATACGGTTTGCATAATGCCAACGTTTCCTGTAAAGGATTGTATCTCGCGCGATGCTAAATTGTCATCATTATCGTCAATATAAAACATGCTATGTACAGATATTAAATCATCATAGCTTCTTATATATTTTGTGAATTTATGGAGCCAATTGTAAAACAATAGTTCGTTTTCTGAAGATTCGTGATATGAAAGTTTGAATTGATTGTACCATTTCATGGTCTCTCCCAGAGATGTCGATGGATTAATATTATAATCTGTTCCGGAAATAACAGTGACTTGACGAAAGTCGTTCATGGACATATTCAAATCTCCCAATATAAGATCCAAATCATACAAAATCGCGCTATGTTTCAACAAACTTACGTGACGTAATACGCGTGGGCACCCGTAAACGAACATATCCATATCATCACTTAAACACGCCCACGCTTTCCCGGTTTTAACCATATAAACGCATAATTTATCGGCTTCGCCTTCGGCGTCACAATAAGACGCGCCGTAAGCCCTCATTAGCGACTTCACGTTTGAAACGTCGGATTCTTTTATCCGAATAAACTTTTTTTTGAGAGATTCCATTTCGATTTCAATGTCTTGTTTTAAAGGAGCAGACGCGGTCGACAATAATAATTGCAAATCGCTGTACTTTTTTTCTGCGTCTTTTTTCAATATACGACGTTGATTAATGAGACGACGCTTTTCCGGAGGCGGTTTTCCGTCGAATACGAAAATCGGGGATATTTTGTTTTTAATGAAAATAGACATTAGTAAATACATATTCTCTATTAACGCATTTTGCGCTATGAACTTATACATGTAAATACTGGTGTCTATGACGATTGTTTTTCCCGAGAATGTGCGGATATCCACGCGCTTGGTTGCATGTTTACTGCAGTGTTCTATGAAGAGCCTATTTAGATTCTTGATTCCCATTTTACAACCTAGTTATCTATCATTTTATGGTATCAATTTTAGCAGAAGGGGACTGCAGGTTAGTTAAAAACGGTAGGTTGCTCGATTTTAATTCTTGGCGTTTTCAAGAATTAAACTAAAAATCGTCTCTTCCAAAAGTCGCAGGTGACCGGACTCTCCTTGTTAGAAAAAAAATAAAAAAATTGATATTGATATTGCCGTCAAATCTATAGAAATAATAGCGAAATGGAAACGGTTACTACATTCTTTTCCAAGAAGAAGGAATATAGATCACTAAGTAATTTCTGGGAGCAATGCGTGGTTATTTTCGCCGAGGATGGCGAAACTCGGACATATCAAACCGGTGAACATTGCTTCCATGGAGAAAAATATATTCGATTATCTCAATTATGCAGCGGCGAAACAAGGCGAGCGTTGTTATTAAATTACGGTGTAAAATTCGCGGAACCATCGCAATACAACGCTCCGATCAAAGCCAAACAAATGGGAGGAAAGCGCGGACTTACGTTAACAGCTTCCGAATTGGATCTTTGGTCAAATATAAGCACAGTCGTTCAGCAAGAAATTTGCAGATACAAACGCGATAATTACCAAGAAGTAAGAGACGATCTTAAAAAGAGTGGCACATCGGTTCTAGTTCATCCCGCGTTGAGATGTAAAGAATCCGATGTTAGACACCGAATATGGGAGGGGAAAGGAGTTATAATAGACGGTCAGCTGGTAGTTTTTGGAGAAAACCGCCTTGGAAAAATTTGGATGGGAATAAGGAACTCGGAATAAAATTGAAAAGCTTTTTCAAAAACATTTTTAGGTCATCAAACGCCCACCCAACAGATAACCATGTCGTCTTTTGCCATCGATTTCTCCGGACCCCAGGCTCCTCCCAACTGGAATAGCATATACGCGAAGAATGTTCATCCCAAGCAGACGCGCGAGGAGCTCGTGAGCGATTTCGCCATATTCGGAGAAATCTCGCGCATCGATATCGTCGAGTTCAAGCGTCCCAACGGGCTGAGCGGAAAGAACGCTTTTGTGCATTTCTTGAAATGGAGCGGCAACGACTTTTCGTGCGGGACAAGGGCGGATTTGGAGTCGCAGTTTGCCAGAAAGCGTGAACACCCGGGCGCCGTGCAAAATGGCGTTATCCATCAAGTCGGGCGTAACCGTTATTACTTGTTCATTAACGAGAAGCCGATTACAGTAGAGCCCATGACGGCTGAGCAGCTCACCGTCGGAAGTCGCCAACTTGAGGCAATGCGTAAGATCGTCGCCGCTCACGAGGAGCGCATTGCAAAACTCGAATTTGAGCTGTCGGAGTTTAAGAATGGCGGCACCTCCGTCGCATCGGTAGAATCCAGCGACATCCAAGTCGCCGGGACCGACATGCTCGACTACTTGAACGCCCGACTCTCGAACATGTCCGAGTACGAGAAACGGACGGTTTTCGGTGAGTGTGGCAGTATAAATACGTCTTCTTCCAATATCGAGTAAATATTTCCCTCGCTCCCCTCAAAATAAAAATATGTAAATAGTGTATTTTTTTATCCGAAAACCGTCATTCTCAATGTATGTCTAATAAATGCGTCAACTCCCGGCAATTTGACCGTTTCAGCGGATTCGATCAGCTCCAAATGTTGGGGTGTTTTATATAATTGGCTTATTAAATTAACAAAATCCGCCATATTGGGTTGAGTCTTTTTGAAATTCAACGTGACGCCGTTATGGTCCAAACACCATTCGATAAAATCGTTCACATGAGTCATTAAAATGGATTTTATCAAATAATAAGATAGGACATATGTTTTTTCTTTGTATTTTTTCAACCCGACTATTCGCCTGTGTGAACTCGTCATATCATGATATGTTAACCCATAATGTTCCAAGATTTTCACGCACTGAAATGCCGAGAATACGGATTCCGATCCCAGAATTGATGTTATTTTTTTGATTCCCGATTTTGTCGTTGTAGAAAAAGATATAAAAAGCGCATTCATAATTTCCGCCCACATTTCGCAATATGTTTCGAAAAGCCGAATATCACCAGTAACAGGGAAAATCTTAGAAACCATGGCGTTGACTGCATCATTGTTCATTGACGAAAAATCCAGCCCGAGATTATGGAACGTCTCATGTATAAATACCTTGAACCATTCTTCTCTACGAAACAAAAATATATCCGTCGAAGGAGAACATGATGTAGTAAATGCCGTGTTTACGTGAACTGTATTCAGAGGTTCGGATTTTGTCTTTGACAAAGTTTTTACATAATCCGTGAAATATAAATGAATCGACATGGCATTTGAACAATCTCTTGGCGCAAATCGGGTAGCCACGTAGATCCACATATATACTTTCTGAATTGCGTCTTGGAAAAACCTTACAATCTGAGTACCGGACAAACTTCCTCTCGGATAAGCCATCTCTACGTTTATCTCCCTGGACCGAACTGCAAAAGAATAAGTTTTTTTCGAGAGGGTCATAGGTCATAGTTTTTATAGAAGGATAAGGAATATGATCCGGGACGTGATTATTCGAAGACGTTGTAATTCCCGATTCTTTTATCGAAGTTTTCCCTATTTTATTCCAAGATTGTTCGGACTCTAAAATGGCATCATATAAACTTTGTATAAACACTTTGGATCTTGGAGAAAATATCGGCGCCGCATCTTTAATTTCGCTAGAAAACGTGGTCTTTATAAAATTCTGTATCTGGGAACTCATCTTAGATTATGGCGATATAAAAAATCACAAAAGTTCGCGTCTTATTTTCATCAAAGCGTCGTCCGAAACGGCGGGTTCACCGCGTATAAATTGTATCAACTTGGCGTTTCGCGTGGCTACCAATAAAGCCTTCATGTCTTGATTTTGAGAGAATTTTGCGCGGAGCGCGATTTCTCGCTCCGATTCACTTCGTTCCCCGTAAAAATTAGGATCAATAACCACTTTGGTAGGTCGCAATAACTTACTTTTTCGCTTCCCCGTGGGTCCTCCGGCGGCGCGAGCCAGTTCAATGCTCTTGGAAATCTCTCCATCACTATCTAAAGAGAACTGTAAAGCGAAATCGGGAAAGCCGTTTTTGAATTTCGCCCCTTGGTAATAATGTTCAACGGAAGACCATTTGTGTCCCTCCAGACTAAAAACGACATCGGTCCAACTATCGTCTAATTTGCGGCGCCAATCGGGGATTCTCCCAAGGTCTTTAAATAATTCGAGCTTATTAGCAGGGATTTTTTCATTTGAACCCTTTCCTGGTTTTGGAGATTTATCGGATTTGGAATGAAACATAAATACAATATTTGGATCAAATAGATCGTTATTGCTGTAAGAAGACTCCTGTTCTTCGTCGATTTTGTTTACTTCGCCGTCATCCACGCCAAATTTAGATCGCAAATCGCGGAAAGCCCGAATCGCATAAAATGGACCCGCGTTCTTTTCGATACATTTATTGATAATCAAATTTTTCACATAGTAAGGAATCTCATGAAACTGAAATATGCGTTTATCTTTATACGTGATTAATTTGAAATGATCTCCGCTAAACGTCGTCATTATGTAATATTTCGGATCGATTGTTAAACCAGAATCTTGTAATTCTTTACTGATTTCCCCGCACACCATTACGCTATCTAGAGCACCCTCTTTAAAAGATCTTTCTGACAAAATAATCATTTTTATATTTAGCTCGCGTTCCAAGGCGGAGATAGCCCAAGAATCTGCCCAGAATGAGGGAGTCTGAATGAATTCGCGAAATTTATCCATCGTATCAATCTTGGAAAAAGAACCCACATTTTCCTCAATAAGTGCCTCGGTGTCTCGCTTATCAATTTGTAGTTGTTTATATTGAGCTTTCGCTTCTTCTGTTTCTTTGAGAATCTTTGATAAACCAACGGTATCGCCTTGAGATTTAGCTTTTAACGCGCGTTGTTTATAGACCTTTTCTAATATGTTTTTAAGAGATTTGAGTTCCCGGTTCTTTTCTTTTACCATTCCGTCCAACGACAAAAATAGGGTTCGGTGTTCTTGGAACACGCCGTCGGTTGCTTCTTTAGCGACAATTGCGCGTAGTTTTTCCACGGTCGTAATTTGTCCGATTTGTTTAAAGGCGTCGCGTATAACTGCGAAAAAACAGTCGCCATTCGCCTCTACTGCGTGGATTCCGAAGTGATCATTCTTCATAAACTTGGAAATCCAAGGGGCGTGTGTAGATTCGCGATATTCTTTTTTAATAGCAGACGCCTCTTTTTCTGTTTCTTCGGTCAACAAAACCGGGGGTTTCACCTGCTTATCGTAAATGAAAACGCCATCTTTGATAGATTCCACCGCTCGTTCTGTTTGCTTAGAATAAGAGGTGGGTTTCAAGGCAGAAACATCATCGTCTTCGTGTTCATCGTCCTTGGTTTCATTATGATCACTCTCGTCTACATCTACATTGTTATGATTTGGTTTCGGGGAACTGGGTTCAACTAGATCGTCGGATTTGTCTTTGTCATTGTTCACGTATTCTGCCGTTACGAATTTATACAAAACCGGGACGCCCATTTTACTAATATCAACGTCGCCGTCTTCGTCTATTATTTCCAAGGTTTTGCTAGAAGGAATTTCAAAAACACCAATCTGAGATCGTATTTTTGTTTTGCCATCCAACAAATAAATAGTATAATAAACGACATCTTTCGAAGAAAACGTAGTATTCATTTTACCCAAAATTACCTTTACCCATTTATCAAAAACATTGATTTCGTATAATGTGGATTCATGACCTAAATCGTTTGTGTTTAGATGCCTGGATTCCGAATATAAAATACTTTTGTTTAAATTAGAATAAGCCATATATGTATTATTATGATATTTTAACAACCGAATCTAACGAATAAAATATCACAATAAGTTATAACAAATGACAAACAACAAGAGTTCATCTTTTGGAGAGGCGCTAGCTTATGGCGGAGGAATTGGATTAGGAAATTCCCTGGGAAATGCAGGCGGGGTTATGGTTTGCAACGCTTCAAATCAAAGCACCTCATATTGTCAGTTCTTGCAATTTTTCAATATATTTAAAATGTTTATCGGTTTCATTATAATGATAACAATTATAGTTTATTTATTTTATTGGTTAACCGGTTCTAGTCGAGGCGGTAAAATATCGGGAGGAGGGTCCGGGTGTGGAAAATCGAGGCTTTGGTAAAATATTTTTATTTTCTAAAAATAAAAATATAGTATCTATTTTTTTTTCAAATCGTCTAGAATATCCATATACTTAAATACCGCACGAGATGACAAACTTACGTGGTCCTTCGATTTCATAGTTGACGCTTTCTGAATAAACGGTAAAATAACATTTTTCCATGCGTCTAGTTGCGCCAATTCTGATTTACTCTGGGTGATAAATAAATGGAAATTTTCCGTCATCTCATCGGTTTCGTTCGATCTGTTATCTTCGTCGATGTATTTTTCGAGAAACTCTATCAACTTAAGTATTGCGATTATAATGTGATTTTTTTCTAAAACCTCGTTTTTCATTAGATTAATAATGAACGCGGCATTTGCTTTTCTCAAATCATTTAATTTTGTGTAATTACAAAAACCATCGTAATCTAAATTATGATCAACATAGTTTATTTCTTCTAATGTTAGAAGATATGAATCTACAACTTGGGGAAATATACAAGCAAACTCGGGAAATATAAGAGAAAGTTCTTTGCTTAATTTGGCATACAGACTGGAATAAAATTTATTAGATCTAGAGATATCTAAAACAGATGAAACCAAACGATCTTTATCTTCTTTGGAGGAGTCTTCGCTGGAAAGAATCTCATTTATACTTTCTATAATAACGTTGCGATGTGAATCATAATTCTTCGACGAGATTTTATTCAATAAACCGCGAACATCGTTGATTTGTTTATCAATCCCCTCTTTTGTCTCCAATTTTGTAACCTTGAATGACGGATTCCTAGCGGCGTCCCATTCTAAAGACCCTGATTTTGCCGACATAGAATTGCTTTTTTGCGTAGAATTCGACCTTTTGAAAACACGCTCTCTTGAATTATTTATCGACCCATTTTTGTTGGTATTTGCGACTTCGTTCGACGCATCAAATGCTGTAACGTTTATGGTTTTTATTAGATATTGGAAGATTTCATTCACGGGACCGTTCAACTCAAATTCCCCTGGATTATCAAATAATATTTTATTTAAATCGGAGACGCTGTAATAACCCGAATCTATCATCTATGCTATTACCGCACAACGCGTTTATATAATTTTTGGGTAACATATATAAACGTTTATTATTAATAGAATAGATATGGATAACGTAAGCAATAATATTAAAAACTGGGACGATTTCAGATTAAAGACTGATTTACTCAGAGGTATATATGGTTATGGATTCGATAATCCAAGCGACATTCAAAAACAATCCATCCTGCCTATTATTCAAGGAAAAGACACAATCGCACAAGCGCAGTCTGGGTGCGGAAAAACCGGGGCGTTTACAATAGCGACGTTGCAAAGAATAGATGTCTCCTTAAACAAAACACAGGCTCTAATTATAGCCCCCACTCACGAGCTGGTAAGTCAAATATCAATGGTGATACGTTCGATAGGAGAATGTATGGAGGGTCTGAATATAAAGATACTAGTGGGGGGGACTTCAATTATGAGCGACGCAGAAGAAATGAAGAAAACGGTTCCGCATATAATAATTGGAACGGCGGGTAGAATATTCGATATGATAAGGAGAAAATATTTGAAAACCCGAGATATCAAATTATTCATATTGGACGAAGCGGACGAAATGTTATCACGCGGATTCAAAGATCAAATATATGATATATTTCAGCATTTTGGTGAAGACGTTCAGGCTATTTTGTTCAGCGCAACCGTTCCTGATGAAATGATCAAAGTCGCAAATAAATTCATGCGCGATCCGATCCGGATTGAAGTTCAGAGAGAAAAATTAAATTTGGAAGGAATTCAACAATATTTCGTAGCGCTCCAGGACGATCGAGAAAAATACGATATGCTAAAGCAAATTTTCGACCATCTAACTGTAAATCAATGCATTGTATACGCGAATAGTGTAAATAGAGTGGTCGATCTTTATCAAGCTATGATAGGAGAAGGTTTTTCGGTATGCTGCATTCATAGTTCGATGAAAAAAGACGAACGTGAAAAGGAGTTTAGTGAATTCCGTAAGGGGGGTTACCGCGTTCTTATATCGTCAAATATAACCGCGAGAGGTATCGACATCCAGCAGGTCAGTACGGTGATAAACTTCGATTTATCTAAATGCGTGCATAATTATTTACATAGAATCGGTCGAAGTGGGCGTTGGGGCAGAAAGGGATTGGCAATTAATTTCATTACGAAACGAGATATTGGAATCATTAAGAGCATCGAAAGTCATTATAGTTCGAATATTAAGGAGTTGCCTGCGGATTTCAAATTCAACACATAGCTTATCGCGTTAATATCGTTCATTTAATTTATGCAAAAATAATAATATGTTTGGTTTAAAAGATATTATTAACGATCATTTGAAGGCAATGGTGGCTGATGTTACCGGAATCCCTGTTTCTGATTCAGAAACGTCAAATAAGAACAATCAAGAGAATGTTGATAAAAAAATGCACGGGACATTTAGACTTCCCATTGATTACTTGCCAGAACCTCAAAAATTCCCCCTTTTGAATAACGTGGCGTCTGATCTGGAACTAACGGAATCCGTCAATAACAAAAAAAGCATGTACCAATATCTGTTCCAACCAACACACCCTTTTGGGGAAGCCATCATCAGCGAGTGGAAAAAGCAATACACCAACGACGTCGGTTATTTGGAAGATACACAACGAGTTATCCAAGAAACGGACGTTATTCCGGATCATGATTATGTATTAAATCACGCCGTCGTTGTGGATATTTGGAGGGGTGTTAAAGAGGAAACCTATTTTTTGGAAAAGTATTGCTTTGTGGAATGGGACGTATTGAAATCACTGAATAGATCTCCGAGTTTTTTACAGCTATTGTCGGTAGGCAATTTGATGTCTCCCATGGCAAGTTTAATGCTTCCTCTGGTGTTTTTCATATTCCCCTTTATCATATTGAAATTCCGTGGAATACCCATTACATTTTCGGTTTATCTGGACGTATTAAAAGACATCGCGAAAAACCATTTCATCGGGAAAACGCTTTTGAATATAGGCAGTATATCCTTCGACAAACTGATATATTTGATGCTAATGCTGGGGTTATACGCTTGGCAGATTTATCAAAACGTTTTGACATGTTACCGATTCTACAATAACATTCATAAGATAAACACGTCATTATATGCGATGCGCGAATACCTTGGAGCGAGCATTATAAACATGGATGCATTTATCAATTTGCACGGTTCAAAAATCGCGTATTCGGAATTTTGCAAAGATACCAATAGACAATGTGAAAAACTGCGCGAATTTCGCAAGGAATTAGAACCCATAGAACCTTTTTCGAAGGGATTTGTTTCCAAGATTTCTCAGGTTGGTTATTTGCTTAAATGTTATTACGAATTACACGCGAATAAAGAATATGAAGAAGCGTTGCGTTATTCATTCGGATTTGAAGGTTATCTGGATAATTTGCGTGGACTTAAACGTCATTTATTGAGCGGTGTTATTAATGCAGCCAAATTTGGATCTAAATCATGTAAAATAGAAGATCAGTTTTATCCGGCTCACCAAGACGATTCACAGGTTACTAATTCGTGCGACTTGAAATGCAATACTATTATTACGGGACCGAATGCTTCAGGAAAGACGACGTTTCTGAAAACGACGACTTTGAATATAATTTTCTCACAACAAATAGGCTGTGGATTTTACGGTAAATGTATTATTTATCCGTATACGCACATCTATTCTTATTTGAACATTCCGGACACATCTGAACGCGATAGTTTATTCCAAGCCGAGTCAAGACGGTGCAAAGAGATCATCGATTCTATTCGCCATCATCCTGAAGGTAGACATTATTGTATTTTTGACGAATTGTATTCTGGCACGAATCCCACGGAAGCGGCTAAATCTGCGCATGCGTTTTTGAAATACTTATCGAAACACGAAAACGTGGATTTTGTTCTAACTACGCATTACTCTTCGATATGCAAAAAACTTGCTAAACTCAAGGGGAATCGCAGAATTAAGAATTATAAAATGGATGTCATTGATAACAACGGAAAATTAGAATACACATACAAAATCTGCAAGGGGGTTTCCAAGGTTCGCGGGGCAGTTCGGGTATTGGAGGATATGGATTATCCTTTCGAAATAATCGACGAAATAAAACAATCGGGTTGTTAATTTATTCTTGAAAACTTTACACCATTGCGTATCCATAAATATACAATAGTGCAATAATAACCAATAAAACATAATATTTATTGGTTATTACACGGAGGGTTTCTTAGCATTAGAGGCGACATTGGACACGGAAGTGGGATAAGGTGCTGGCGTCATTCCTTCAAGAGCACCGCTCGTGAATTTCAAAACCATCTTATGTGTAACACAAAATAATAAGGAAAAAACAAGAGCGTGCGTTGCAGCAACTATCATTTTGGACCCTTTGGGAGGCAAACTCACTAAAATACCAGGAGTCAAGACAAAGAAAAGCACGAAAACGTAGACACACATTAGCACGTTCATTTTAACGTATATATATATATATATATATTTAAGATATATTTTGTTTTACCGTAGCAGGGAACATTTTGCTTCGCCAAAGTCATCAAAATTCCTAAGATAACAGGGAACCTACGGTTTTAAGAGAAGCCGCGCTTCTCGAATTGCGACCCCTCCCCTTTCTCAAGAAAAATATTTATAAAATTCTGTTAGTTTTTTGGAAGGGACAATTTTTAGTTTAATTCTTGAAAATGCCCTCGATGAAACCTGGTGCGAATCGAGTCGCTAAAATTGCTTTTTACTTTTTCTTTGGCGTTTGTATCTGCTTTTTCGTAGAAGTAAAATCCCGCTTTAGATTCACGCCCTCGGGAGCAGAAGACGTTAATTTTCCGACCGTTTTATTTGTAATACAAAACAATAAGGAAAAAACAAGTGCGTGTGTAGCGGCAACAACCATAACAGAACCTTTGGGAGGCAACGTGACTAAAATTCCAGGGGTTAACAAGAAGAACAGAACGAACATGTATAAAAACATGAAAAAATTCATGATTTTATATAAACGTTATAAAAAATAATGAATAACGCTAAAGATGACTGCATTTCGGTAAAGCTAGTAATTAGATCATGTGTTAATATTGTCACAATATTGGATAATCTAAAATCCGGCGTCGTATCCATCGTCGCAAACTCCTGCATCTCCAGGAACGTGAATATTAGCGATATTATTCTTGATCTCAATCTTGTTTTTACTGCATACATCAGTTGAGTTATCAACGACTGATCCGAAAGCGTCTTCGATTTCCTTATTCGCATCAGCCGTTTTCGAGACTTCGGCATCGAGTTTCTCGAACTCCTTCATATCAAGGACTAATTGGAAAGATCCTGTTCCATAATTACCGAACTGACCACACATTACATTCGCGGATACTCCACGCATGTGATCAATCTCACCATGACGGGCTGCATCTAGAAGCACTTCGGTGTGAACCTCGAAAGTCGCCTTGGCAATCGGTCCGACGTTATCGCTGAGCAACCCCGATCTGAAGATAGGGACCATGTTTTGGTTACACGTCATGCGATCACATAGTAAACTCAGATGGTGATAGTTAATATAAACGCCACTGAACTCCATAACTTCCGAGAGCTCATTGAATATCATTTGTCTAGCGGCTTCAATTCCGAGGACATCAAAGACCTCGCGAATATCATTACTCAGCGTGCGGGACGGATCAATGAAATCGAGAGCAAGTGATTCCAACAAATTCGATCCCGTGGTATCCAAAACCCACGTATCCTTGGTTACATACTTTCCATCTTCCTTGATAACCATGTTTTGAACCTTACGTGCCAAGACATTATCGATTCCGTTGATTCCTCTCAAAACAATATTATTCAAGAGCGAATCCTGGAAATTCTTCAACAGGTAAATCTCGTCAGATTGATCCAGGGTATCCGCGACGCCGCGCTTCTTTCCCTTGGTGAAGATATTGTTCGACATGCGAATTCGAAACACGAGCTTATCACTATTGTAATCCGAATAAACACACGAGACGTCTCCCGCAAAATGACTATTCGAAACCGCGAAATGGATATCATCCATGGTAATGTTCTTATCGAGGAGTGTCTCCGCATCCATCTCCATGCGAATGAGCCACTTTGATCTCTGAGGAATATCATCGGGTGTCATTGCGGTTCCATTACACTCGTTCATGATTCGCTCAAATTCATAATATTGTTCCATGAGCAGGCGATCCTCAGTGATCGAGGTCGACTGCTCATTTGGATCAAAGCAAATCTGGATTGACTTGACGACGTCTACGAGCCGGGTGTGACTCATCATTGTGGCGTAGTTCGACGCCTTGTCCTTATCATTCTGATCCATGGTCTTCAAATAAACCGTAAGCGAAGGGTGCTTGGGATTCTTCGTGAGTCTCAGAATCTCCTCAATTCTCGGCACGCCTCTGGTAACGTTTGACTTGGAAGCCACACCGGATAAATGGAACGTATCTTTTTGACAGATACCATTTCTGCAGTCAAAGTTGCGTGTATCTTCTACTGTTAGATCATATGCATAACTTGTCGTATTTTGGACATATTCGATGCTAACAATTTGATCAAATTCAATATCGGGGCATAGACCATTACGGTGTTGAAATTGCACAGTTCCGTTAATTTTATTAGGAACACACAAATCGCTATTGCAGTATTCATACTTGAACGATTGATCAATAATTTGCGTTAATCTCTGTTGTTTTGATTTAATCGTGAGATTTAACATTTTAGCGAGGCGCTGTGATTGTTGGTTATTAACATTCAACGTGTAGAGCTGTTTAATATCAAGAGATCCGCGGTTGTTTTTCTCTACCTTTTTAGGTTTGTTGATTTTTCCAATAATTCCCATGCATTTCAATATTAATTGCACATCGCTTATCATTCTAAGTGAAACGGAAGTCATAACTATTCCATTCATTCTCTTAGACCCATCCATTCTAGTGTATTGACCAATGTGTCCATCTCCACCAATATAGGCATCTAGAAATCCTAGCGAACACTCGCGATTAGAGAATATTATTTTATCAGATACAAACTTATTGTGACTTAGATTTCCACACAAATTAGACAAGATCCGACACACCACCGTATTATAAATACGAATGTCTTGACTCGTCCATCCTTGTTGGCATTTATTTTCATGTTTGTAGACCTTGGTTGTCAAATTATAACGTTGGCACCATTTTTGGATGGGAACCAAATAATCGTTATCATTATTTGCGATGGAAACCTGATGTTTGGTCATGCAACCCTCTGCACAATATGCTCCAACCAAATAACCGAATTCATAATCAAGTGGGATCTTCTCGGGAATTGCATATTCGCACATGTTCGTCAACTTCATGTATACGTAACCAGGGCGAATGATATTTTTAAGGTTGTTTTCAGCAATCTTTTTATCTTGAATATTAATAATGTTTACAACGCTGTCACTTCTACCATGGGGTAATGTAAACGTTTTATTGGCGTGCTTCATCCACCAGCGATATTCATGCATCACCGATTTTGCCTTTTCCAAATCTGAACCGTATACATATTCAGATGGGGGAAGAATGTTACGCAAATCAAGATCGTAATTTTCAGTAAAATCCAACGCTTTCTTGGAAACCGGCAAATAGTCGCCAATCTTCAAGCTTCCGCCGTCTACACCTACGATCTTTCCGTCAATTAATTGAAGAAACCCCTTCGCCTTAGTTGTAGTTACCTCTCTGTTACCCTTGGTTGTCACCTTTAACATAGTATTTGTTCCATCTTCGTTAATAACAGGATGACGCGTAACCGCTTCAATGCGCCGCCAGACAGTATGACCATCTTCGGTTACTCCAGGAACTTCATAGTATTCACTAAGTTCAGCGTAAGTCGTGTCCTTATCCTCCATATAATCAATCTTTGTCGATGTTTCGATGCCCCATTTGGTAAAATCTCCGATCTGAACTGACTTTATTTCTTTATTTGCATTTCGAACCAAAATCTCGGTTTCATAAGTCACCGAGTTCAAAGTCAACTGTGTGGTAGGCTCACCAATACTCTGACCGGCAATCACGCCGACCATTTCACCGGGATGAATAAGCGCCTCCTTATGCTTCAAACAAATCGTATCCAACAGCAACGTAAGACCCTTACGATGGAAACGCTTATTCACGAGAAGTTCCTTGGGGGACAAGTAATAATAATACACGATTTCGAAGAGCCGCGTCAAGGGAGCATAAGCAAGTTGGTTCATTTTCTTAAAGTTGTCTTCGATGAGTTCGAACGCCTCGAGTGGAGTAATATCAACCGTGGAGCTAGAATTTAGTCCAAGTTGACCCTGGATATTCGCAATGATATTTTGCAAAGCGATGGGCAAGACTACATTGTTATCGTTCTTGTTATTAAATACACCCTTGACAATATCATCGCGAGCTGCCAACATCTTATCAATATACGCCTGGCACTTCTTTTTTGTGTCCTCCTTTTGCTTCTTGATCCTGGAAGCCGTGCTCTTTGCGTAAACCGCCAAGAGTTCGCTGGTCTGATCATTTACGCCAATGATATCAAAATGCATGTAAATATCCTCGACACTCATTCCGACCAGGGGAATCGATTGGTTCTCGACCTTGGTAGAATCGAAACCGTCGTCGCCATAAGCAAACTGAATGATCTTTCCCATATTATTACGCACTGTCATATCATACTCAACCTTGAGATCCTCAAGACCCTTGATCAATCTTCGCTGGATATAACCAGTCTGAGAGGTCTTTACTGCTGTATCAATAAGACCAATGCGACCGCCCATAGCATGGAAGAATAGCTCTGGGGCGGTGAGACCCGAAATATAAGAATTCTCAATAAATCCCCTGGCATTCGGGCTATCATCGAATTTGTTGTAATGAGGAAGCGTGCGGCTATCGAATCCATAGGGAATGCGCTTACCATCCACGTTCTGTTGACCCAAACACGAAATCATCTGCGAAATATTGATGAGCGAACCCTTGGATCCCGAATTCACAATCATGAGGAAACGATTATTCTGATCGAGACTGGTGCGACCAATCTTACCGGATTGCTCCGTTGCTTTATTGAGGATATTATTGACCGAAGTCTCGAATTCCGCGATATTGGTATTTGCGGTCGTGTTCTCGAAAACGCCCAGATGAACCTTATCAATGAGAGCTTGAACCTCGGTCTTTTGTGTGGTAATTACCTGAATGATTTTCTCTTGGGTGACCTTATCGGCAATCAAATCACTCACGCCGACACTATAAGTGCTGGACTTCATGTATTCGGTGACAACGTTTTGGAGATTATCATTGAAATCCGCGCACGCCTTGGGTCCATAGTCATTAAACACGCGGTGAAGAATCCCCTTGGTCGTGGAACCGAGGACGGACTTCTCGAGTTGACCGCGCGTATACTTACCGTTTCGGATCTCGAGCACATTATTCGAGTCTTTGTATTCTTCGCCGTCCTCGAACAACTTGGTCTTATAAACCATCGTTAGCGGCGGCATGATTTGGGAAAGCACTTCAAAACTAGATATTTTCTTACCTGCGTCTCTTAGCGCCTTTGTATTTACATGTGGATACATCATGAGCAAATCCATTGCCTTGCTCGGACTAAATGTCACGTTTTTTCTTGTCATTCTATACGACCCCAGAAGCGAGTCCTGGTAGATGCCAATAATGGGTGAATTGGCAGCAGGACTGATGATCTGATAGGGAATTGCGGCGAGGTGTCGCAACTCGGTCTCAGCCATCACATTCTGAGCCATATGCATATTCATTTCCATGAAAGTTTTACAGATTACGTTTATTGAAAACGCAATCACCTGACCTTTCGAATCAGGATCGGACTGTATCTTAAACAAGCTCGGGGTGGCTAGCCCTTCATTGCTCATCAATTCCCGTTCAGTCTCTGAATGCCCATCATATCCTGCCAATCGGACTTAGACGGTTACACTGCGGATTGCCCAATCCTTCACATTATTACCATTGGGATCGGCTATTAACCGAGTTCCTCACATAAGTTTCCAGATGTGAGTGGTAGTGAAGGCTCTATAGGGGTTTCCCGCATCAAGGAATTTCGCTCCAGGGAACCTACGGTTCCCCCGGACACCCCCTCCCTCACAATTTCTTACTTGTAATATTTATGTAAGAAGTTTTCCGAAAAGGGAGGGGCGTCCGGGGAACCGTAGGTTCCTGGAACTAGACGATTATATTATTTCAATGCATATATGCTTTATGCACCAAAATAGTAGACTTTACACTGTTTATCGATACTAAGTTTAGTCTACAACTTAGCATCCAGTCGCCTGTTGGGAACAAAATCTATCCCCGTCAAAGTCAGCGTTGTATGGTCGGGTAACACCAACGTTTAACCTGAACGTGTCTCCGCGTTTCATGATCTTGACGATGTGACACATCATTGACATTCTGTGAAGCGAAGGTTGTCTGTTAAACAAAACCGCATCACCGTCCATCATGTGACGATGAACAATGTCTCCGTTCTCCAAACGGATGGACCCGCGGTCCACATGTCTCAGCGAAATATGCTCGCCGTTCTTTCGCTCGAGGATCTTCGCGCCCGGATGGATATCCGGTCCGTTCTCAATCAACTTCATCAAGAACTCGCGATTACGATCATTCACAGTCATCGGTTTGGTAATATTCTTAGCGATCTTCAAAGGCACTCCGAGCTGTCGGATCGATAAGTTCGGATCACCCGTGATCACCGAACGCGCACTAAAATCGACGCGCTTACCCATCAGATTACCGCGAATACGACCATTCTTCGAGTTCAAGCGACCCATGATACACTGCAAAGGACGACCAGAGCGCTGAGCCATCGGAGCGACGCCCTTGATTTTATTATTCACGATCATCGCAATCGAGTGCTGCAAAATCGTGGTCCAGCCCTCGATGACATTCACATTCGTATCCGGATTTACCATCTTCTCGCGTAACACGTTATTGGTCTTCAGAATATTACTATAGATATGTGTCAAATCATCCTCGGAGCGCTGCTGAGCGTCGAGCTTCACCGAAGGGCGGACAGCAGGTGGCGCAACGGGCAAAACCTGGCAAATCATCCAGTCGGGTCGAGACCAAGTCGGACTAAATCCCATAAACGAAACGTCATCATCCGAAATACGCTTAAATATCTTTAGCACGATTTCCGGAGTCAACTTCATGTTTATTTTTTTGCTCTCGCCAGCCTCCTCGCTATCGATGTTTTCCCAGGATGCATACAACGTTGCCATTCCCTCCAGTTTGACCTTATCGGGCTGCTTACATCCACAACCATCCTCGGTGGATTCGCCGCAACGCTTGACCTTGGCGGCAAGTTGCGAAACATAATCCCATCGGTCGGCGGAAGACTTGGACAAAATATGGCGATGTTGGTTCTTATTGATCAAGAGTTTACTACACTTGAAACAAACACATCGGCAGATCTTCATGACGTCCTTGATATGTTGGATAAGAAACACCGGTCTGGCGAGCTCAATGTGACCAAAATATCCGGGAGTATCAATATACGTCATTCCATCCGTAGGGCAAATCGTTCCGGGCTCCAACACACCCATGCGAGGATCAAAGAGACCTCCGATAACGGGTTTATTGTTGATATACGTATCACGCGAGGTGATCTCGACCACGGAATTCTTGCGAATCTCATCAGGAGACATGATACTGAACTGAATTCCGATGACCCTGGATGGATTTTTGTATTCGTTCATCTTGGAACGTTGAGCAGAGGCTGCCATGTTACTACTATAATATACAATAGCAGATTTTAAATCCTTTCTTTCAATTTTTGTTTTAATGCGGAACCTCTTATAATTAATCGGTTCTTGTAATAAAAATTTAAAATCGTCAAATCTGAGCAATCTCAAAAATATAAAAAGAAAATTGAATCCAAACGATTTAAATATAGCACTTGAAACCAACCTAGTGCTTTATTGCAATACCAGTAACAACGTGCCTTCAAAGATGGACAATTCTCGCATCCGCTCTCAACAAAAGAAACAGAAGCTCAAGAAGGGTCGCCAAGATCCACCATCTGAGCCAGAGTCTGAAGAGGAGGAGGAGGAGGAGATCTGGGAGTCCGATTCAGAATCGGATTCTACTTATGTTCCTCCCAAGAAGCCTACTAGAAGAAAGAACCGTGTGATTGAAGAGTCCGAAGAGCAGGAATCCGAGGATTACGACGAAGATGACAGCGGTGACGAGGATATCGACCCCCGTGAGTTTCGTAAGTTACTCAATGGCATGTTCCCATCCAAGTATATGAATAAAAAGGTCAAGGAGGATAAGAAATCCGACAAGAAGGCGTCCAAGAAGAAGCCCGTTAAGAAATCGCGTAAGGTAGTCGAGGAATCCGAAGAGTCTGAAGATATCGAAGAATCTGATGAAGATGAAGATGAGGAGGACGATGACGATGACAAGGAGGAGGAAGGAAAATTCAGTCTCGTGTTTACTTATGGCGGCGGAAACCCTACGGATGAACAGGACGATGCTGCTATCGAAGACGACGCTGATGAAGAGTTAGATAGCGATGACGAGCAACAGTTCATGAAGGAGAAGTACGAGAAGATTCAGATTCCCACCCCTTCTCCCGATTCCGGATCTGACGATAAGACCGAGTCAAAGCGATCCAAGTCAAAGGAAAAGGTAAAGTCGTCAAAGTCGAAGGTCAAGTCCAAGGAGGACAACTTGGAAGAAGCCAAGGACGTGGAATCCGAGTATACCGAACTCTTGGAACTCAAGAAGCATCTCAACGAGAAACTCAAGCAAAAGCCAAAGAGTAAGATCTTGATTCATGCCATTGAGGAGTGCCGGCAGTCGATCAAGAAGCTCGTGCAAAAAACTCGCCTCTCTAACGCAAGAAAGTATCATAAGATGATCAATTCCGAGCAGGAGCAGACAAGCGAAATCGACTACTTCAAGAAGAAGCTTTCCAACAAGGAGCAGCTCCGCGTCATGAAGGAGCTCAAGGAAATCAACGAGCATATCCGCGTCGATAAGCCCTACCGTCTGATGCTTTTGGATTCCAATATTCCTCCCAAGTATAAGGCGACAGTCATGCAAAAGGTCAATATGTTGAAGATGATGGAACCCGGTGATTCCGAATATCATAAGATCAAGTATTGGGTCGATGCTTTTATGCGTGTGCCATTCTCGATTTACAAGAGTCTTAGCGTTCGCATGGATGATGGTATGGAAAAGTGTACCGAGTTTATGGAACGATCCAAGACTATACTAGACGAATGTGTTTACGGTCTCGAAGATGCCAAGATGCAGATCATGCAAATGGTCGGTCAATGGATCTCTAACCCGAACGCCATGGGAACGGCCATCGCTATCAAGGGTCCTATGGGCACAGGTAAGTGCCATGGATTGAACACTCCTATTCTGATGCACGATGGCTCTATTAAAAAGGTCCAAGATGTCGCAATCGGAGATTTGGTAATGGGAGACGATTCTACTCCAAGACGCGTAATGGACCTAGGTCGCGGCGAAGATTACATGTATGAAGTCATTTTGAACGGCGGAAGTAAATATAGTGTAAACTCTGAACATATTTTGTGTTTGAAGCAATCCGGAATGAATGCGATCAAAACCATGCGCCGAAAGAATGGCGATGTTTCGTATAAAGCGAGTTGTTTCGATAACCATACTTGTTCATTGCATTATAAAACTTTCGTCGAAAGGGATGATGCTGAACGCTATCTTAATGAGCACGTTGCTAACCAAACTACCGATATCGTCCAGATTTCCGTTAAGAATTACCTGAAATTGCCAAGGTATATTTCGGTAAATCTAAAGGGGTATACCACGGGAGTCGAATTCGAAGCCAAGCCGGTTCTATTCGATCCTTATATTATTGGTGTGTGGCTGGGCGACGGACATTCGTCAAAGTCCGTAATCACAAACCAAGATTCGGCAATTTTGGGTTATCTGAGAACCGAACTTAAGAAAGATAATCTCGATCTTAGGTTCTGTCAGCAGTATAATTATTCGATTGTGTCCGATGAAACCAATCGCCCACACCCAGGGGTAAGCAAGAAGACTGGAAAGGAATATGAAAACAAAAACACTTTCTGGGAAGCGTTGAAACATTACGATTTGATTAACAATAAGCATATTCCATTCGATTATAAGACCAATTGCCGAGATATGAGATTACGACTTCTCGCCGGGCTTTTGGACACTGACGGATGGTTCGATATTCAGAATCGTTATTTCGAAATCACGCAAAAGTCCAAACGTCTATCAGACGACATTGTTTATTTGGCGAGATCACTCGGATTTTGCGCAACCCAACGCGAATGTGATAAATATTGCGTGTATAAGGGAGAACGTCAATATGGATTATATCATCGAGTCGCCATTTATGGAGACAATATTGAAGATATTCCAACGAAGTGTCCCAGAAAGCAAGCAAAGAAGATGCCTAGACAAAAGAATGCTCTCGTTTCTGGAATCACTGTCATACCAAAGGGTCGCGGCAATTATTATGGATTTGAACTTGACTGTAATCATAGATACGTTTTGGGCAATTTCATCGTTACTCATAATACGACGCTTGTCAAAGAAGGAATTAGTAAAATCCTCGGAAGAGAATTCGCGTTTATTGCTCTCGGTGGAACCGGGGACGCCAGTTTCCTCGAAGGTCACTCGTATACGTACGAGGGAAGCACGTGGGGAAAGATTGCTCAGATTCTCATGGATAGCAAGTGTATGAACCCGGTGATTTACTTTGACGAGTTGGATAAGGTCAGCGAAACCGCAAAAGGCGAGGAAATTATCGGAATTCTCACGCACTTGACGGATACGACACAAAATAACCAATTCCACGACAAGTATTTCTCGGAAGTCGATTTCGACCTCAGTAAGTGCTTGTTCATCTTCAGTTATAACGACGAGTCCAAGGTGAATCCGATCTTGAAGGACAGAATGTATCGCATCGAGACCAAGGGATACGACGCCAAGGAGAAAGTTATTATTGCACGCAATTACTTGTTGCCCAAGATTCGCGAGCAGGTGAATTTCACCGAGGAAGAGGTCATTATTCCCGACGAGACTATCCAATATATTGTCGGAAACAAAGCGCTTACAAATGAAGAAGCAGGTGTACGTAATTTGAAGCGTTGTCTAGAGATTGTATATACAAAGATTAATCTGTATCGTCTAATGAAACCCGGATCTAAGCTATTCGGAAAGGAGATGGAACTAGAAGTAAAGTTCCCGTTTACCGTGACAAAGGAAGCGATAGATGCGTTTATTAAGAATGAGGAGAAGCAGAATCAGAGCTTGCTTTCAATGTACGTATAATCAATTTCACAAATAATAAAATGTAAATAATATAAACACTTTTTATCTACTTCATATGGTAGATAAAAAAATGGAACATCCGAACATTCAACAAGACGAGAGTTTATTTTTTATGGAAAAAGCCATAACAAAACTAAAGACGCTTCCTTTACAAATGCGTAATGAAGATTACAAAACTATCGTTGAACTCATAGATAACTATATACAGAAGCACTGTAATCACATTATTGTAACAGATTTAATTGATATTGATCCCGATAGATCAAAAATGGTTAAATATTGCGAGTGCTGCTATAAAACATTCAATTAATGCGATGACCCAATCTGCGAACCAACTTCGGTTGTGTTTCCACCGCGCGTCTTAAGTTGTTGTATCTGATTTTGGTCTAAACATAAATAACCACGCGAATTGCTTAACCCAGATGATGCCGTTCCGTCACATCCACCCTTTGCCAATGAGTATATGTCCATTTCCGTAAAGGGGGTATTGTCCGAGCACTGAAGTCCACGGAATCCGGCTACTTTTTTGCAATTTTGATTAGCCGATGGGTCCGATATCATACGATTATCCATAGAGTCGAGAGCTTTGTTGCAAGGGTAAGTGGTATAACCATACGGCTTGGGTTTCAATTCACTTCCTTGGAAACCTTCAAACGGGGAACTTCGAATTCCAGACGCAGAAGAATAAGGTGTGTAATAATTGCACGATGTCCATAATGTTATGGTAATTACAACTACTAAAACTGCCATCGTTACTAAAAATCCCGTGGATAGCTTCATAATTTATACATTGAAGTTAGATAAAAATATAAAGCCGCCACTATTTGCCAATGGGAATATCCGGAGAAAATGTAGGCTTCTGCGAATTATTGTCCATAGGGGATAGCAAAGGTTTCACTGCACCGTCTAAAGTTGACTTGTACAATTTTTCTAACGCGTCATATAGATGTATAGTCGAAGGTTTTATAAATCCGTCGTTCAACATAGTCTGCATTTGTTTCAGAGTATTTGGAAGATCCTTCAATTTATCGGAGATAGCGGTATTAACGTCTTTCAACGGTTTTAACATACCGCTTCCCAAATTGCCTAAAGATTGCGTTTTAATTTGATTTAAAACGTCTGTTATCTTTTGTATTTTCTTGGTGGAGTCGTTGATATAATCGTCGCTCACCAAAACATTTTCCTTGTCAATTTCGTTATTCGCATTATTAATGTCCAATACGTCTAGTTTTTTTAAAGGATCGATTAATTCATCGATATTACTGTAAAATTTTTGTTTGTATTTCACAAGGTCTCGATCTTGTGTAATGTTTCTAGCTATGTAATCTCTACACGCGCTTCCATAATAAAACGTTGGATCACAAAAACCCTGTTTATTAAACAACTCATAACGCATTGCCACCGAAGCAATAGCCATAAAAGTAATAAAACACAAAATTATTAAAACGCAAAGTATAAGAAACCGTCTATTATATGTTATATAATATAAGGGAGTACATGCTACTAAATTTTTAACATCGGATTCTAGTACCATTTATTATAACCTCCTATAATTTCTGTGTTGTTTTTACAGCGCCATTTTGCATGGAATTAGTCAGAGTAAACTGCGCCAATCCCGTTTGAATATTATCCAATATTCCGCCTATTGTTTTACTTACTGATTCTCCTAAACTGGCGATTTTTTCTCCGGTATCATTGGTGACGTTTGTAGAAACCTGTTTAGAAAGCCTCTGCGCTTTATCGTCTAACCGATATGCGTTCGAATTGATGTCATTTGACGTAGTTTGAATATTATTCATTACCGCCGCCAATGCTTCTGCTTGAGTGCTCTGTATGAATTTTTTGAATCTCTCTTGCGGATTTTGCCCAAACACGGTTGCGTTTGCTATTACATTGATGCGGTTCTGATATTCATCTATTTTTATGTAAATATAAATAAAAGTTATTGACAAAAACATGGCTGCTACAAACAAAAAAATCATAAACGTTTGTCCCCATTCCATATAAGTTCCGGTAATCGGAGGGACAAAATAGAGCAACGGGCTTTCAATCATTCTACCTTGATTTTCAGAAGAAATTGGTTCTGGCATTTAAATTTATATTATTTCAAGATTATATTTGAGCAAAACACACATAAAGAATTTTACACAAGATGTATATTACAAATGGATATTACTGCGGAAGAACGATTGAATCTAAAAAAACTAATCAACGAGACTGATTGTGATGACAATACCGAATATATTCGTAAAATAAAGCACAGCACTCGCATTCGTGATGGGATTCGTTGCTTAGAACAACTCAAAATCTCGCAAAATGAGTTGCGTCAATCAGACCCCGAGAGATTTCTAAATTTGGCACAAACTGCCTGTGAATTTTTATACAATAGTTATACCGACATTTTCAACAAGGCGATAAAGGACGAATTAGACCTTGGAATAATGACGAAACTATTAACCATTTTGAAAATGATCGAGGACGAAAAGGTCGATCAACACGAGGGATCTGTTCTGGTTGGAAGAATACTAAAGGAATTGTATCTGGATTCAGCAGTGAAACGCGCAGACAATTTAGAGAAAGAGCGCGAATCGGAGAAGGTTGAACGAGTAGAAGGAAAAACTATATCTTGGCGAGATTATAAAAAAATGATATAAAGTTTTCATTTCGTATTTGGTATACTAAATGAAAATGAACGGCGATGTATATCATCCCACACTTTTCATTTACATCGATCCTAATTACATTAGCGAAAACACAATCGAGTTATATAAAACCAGAGCAAATGATCACAACAAATCAGTGTTATCCGACCCGCATCCAAATTCCGGGTTTGATATACTTTTCATCAACAATGAGTCGTTTTTTGGTATTAATTCCAGGATGGTAGATTTCGGAATAAAATGC